GCACGAGGTAAGCAGTAACGATCCCACCAATAGTGGCAATACCAACCACAATGTTTGTAACATCTTCTGTAGAGATAACGATACCATATTTAGAGAGTACAGGCACAAAGATAATACATATTGCAAGTAATGCGTTAATTGTTTGGTGTTTATCTTTCCATGTCTTTGCATCACTTAGTGCCTCACCTTGACGTAGTACAGTAAAGATTGCTTTAATCCAATTCATGTTAACTCCTAGTATCTTAGTACAGTTATACGCCACTTCCTTGAGGCAGGATCAACCCCACCACCACTTGTATTATGTACCCTTACTGTTATAACATCTTGTGAAGATACAAATGTAGACCAAGTTAGATTGAGTTCTATTGTCTCTGGGGTAGCTATAACTACACTTCCTAAACTAGCCCCCGGAAAGTTCACAGTTAGATCTGCACTACTATTAGCACCAATATTAGGAAAGTCTAATGTTGTTACAATAGTTCTTGTGAGAAACTCCCTAATAGTCCTAAACCACTCTTGCCAAGTATGAGATTGGAATTCAGGGCTATGGATTGGTGGTTGTGTAATCATGTTAGTGTTCCATCAGTTCTACGTTAACTTCAAACCCAGTAAGTCTCAATGGTGTATCAGCAGAGTGGGTAAACTTAAATGCCCTGTTACGAGACATACCAAGATTAGGTATAATCATCCGTGCATTATTATTAACAATCCTTGGTGTACTATATGTCTGATAGTCATTGTCAGAATAACTTACACTTATTTCAGAAGATGTTGTTTGTGTATCACCTTTAATCTCTAGCAGATTATACTTCTTTCTATTTCTAGTCTCAAAGTCAATTCTATGTGAAACAAGAGTTACAGTAATAGGTGTAGCCCCATCAGAATAAGAGGGTGCTGTTGTATTACCCAAAGGTGGTGGAGACATCATATAAATATCCCCTGTGGTTCTATCTGCAATGAGGGCATTAGAGTAACTATTAGAAAGTCCCACATAAGAACCCAAGATACACCAAGCACCAAAGAATGCATTTACACCCGTCTGCCAATCTACCCATGCACCATTTACCAGATCATACACAAGGGTACGACTAAACAAACTAGCTGTAGTGCCGTCACCCGGAACTGCAAGACCTGCTTTAGCTACACCAGCTAAAGCTGCTACACCACCGATCCCACTATCAATAGTCAGCACATAAAGTTGATGCCCCTCAAAAGAAATGAACTGCCCATACACTGAGCCAGCATTGATGATAGCTTCTACTGATGCTAAGATACGATCAATGTAAGGAGTGCTAATCTTTTCTGGTGTTGCACTACGTAACCTATGTACAGCCAACCCACCATTTTGATCTCTACTGAGCCAGATAAGATTGTTCTCAATTGTAACTACAGACGATGCACTAGCACAACCAACATTCAATGTGTTCTGGTCAATACGGGATAGAGGGCTGCCTAGTGCATTTGCAGCATCGTAGTATACTTCTGTGGATGTTTCTTTAAAACAGATCAACTGGTTTCTAAGTGTTGCAAGAGTCACACCAAAGTCTTGATACATGTTGGCAACAACCATATTTAGTGCAGACCAAGTAAGGGGGTCAGATAAGGCACTCCCATGTATCTGTGTCTTACTCCCATTTTTACTGAGAGTGTATAACGTATTATCAATTGCTACACAAGCACCTACGTTAGTAGTAGGCCAAGCAGCGGCTACTACTTGTGTTACTATACCACCAGCAGCGATTTGAAACAGCAGACTACCCGTTGCTTTAGGAATGTGTAACATTACCACTGTAGCACCAGCATTGTCCATCTGCTCAAAGAAGACCGTACCCGTGCTTGTTGTAATGGCTGGACTAATATCTGTAACAGTAGCTAGGTCTGCTGAGATTTTAAATAATCTGTCACCTACAACCATATAGTATAGACTATGTGCTGCACACCAAGTAAATCCACGGCAAGTAGTAACAGCCGTAGTTACAGTCTTTAGCTTAGTCCACCCCGGTCTTTTAACAACATCTTTATCTTCAATAAATACATTCGCAAGGAACGCATCTTTAGTTGAGGAGTAGGTTCTGTTGTTAGCTTGATCTACAAATGAGATGGTTTGCTTAGGCATCTTTTAAAGCCTTGCAGAGGCCGTAAAAGGGGCCGTCCCTGCGACGTGAGTAGCATCTGCTATACCTGTAGCCGTAACAGTAATACCTAGGTTAAAACCATCCGTAGAAGGCTCCGTAGCAGTAGGGGTACCTGCGTTAGTAAGGGTCCAATTACCTACACTAGCTACTGATAGAGTTGGGACATCTCGCATAGTTACAGGGAACCTAATATTTTGGTAGATAGTATCTGCGGTTGTACTGTACCCATGTACTTTAGCAGCGTTAGCAGTTACAGCAGGGGTATAGAAATACCGCTGACATTGTGCTAGTGTGTTTGCATAGGTATCAATATTATATGCAGTTACACCTAGATTATATTTCTCTACTTTTACTTGGCTGATGTCAAAGGTATCCCCATTAGTAGTACAGAAGTTTGTCCCTGATGATGTGGAGGTATAATTTGCTGCAAACCACGGTGTAGAAAATCCCTGTAAATTTGTCCCAGCTAATAGACTAATACCAACTTGTAACCCAGTCAAACTACCTATTTCCCAAGTTCCAGTAATATCAACTGGAGCTATCGCAGCAATACGTGTCCAAGTATTAGCTACTAGGCCAGTCCACAATTGTATGTATGACCTATTCTTTGCACCATTGCGGAATGCAATAGCTACATTACCATTCTTACTTGCACGTACATATGCAGAAAAAGCTACACTATCTGTACTACTAGCTACACCAAAACCAAGTCGAGCAATATTCTTACCTTCTATTGGAAAAGCAACTGTAACTTCATCAGTAAGACCCGGCGCACCTATAGCACTAGCAACAGTGAAACGCAGAGCAGTATTAAACGTCTGCCCAGTGATGTTACTTAGACGTTGGGCATTAACTGTACCAGAGTAAGTGGAAGTTACTTTGCACATATCTACTGGGTATGTATCACCAGTAAGTACACTATGGGATGTACCGTTATACTCTTGGTCTACTAAAAACTCACCATTTAGTATGTAATTAGGTTGTTGTACTGGGGTACTAAAACAAGCAGTATCTACCGCATTAAGCCAACTATCATAAATAATTGTGGTTCCATCTACAAATGTCGTCATTATGCGTTCATACTCCTGTTATTGGGGGTGAAAAATGTAGACACATCTTCCTGTGACCAATCAGACATATCTGACAAGTAGGACTGTGCTTTAGTTTCTATTAGTTGTAGTTGTGTTCCAGTAACACCATACTCAGGGGCTAACTCACTAGCCAATCCCCATTTAATAGCTTGGAACCATTCTTGAGGGAAGTCAAAGTTATCTGTACCTGCTACCATATCTTGGATAGGTCTTTGGAAAAATAGGTGGATTACCCTAGTAGCATCTGAGTTGGCACCAAAGATATACAGTTGACCGTTAGTTAACTGTTGGTCATAGTAGCAAGATGTAGGAATAGACTGTGTATTTTTAAGTCCAAACAACAAGTACTCTTGTCTCGACAATATCTGTAGGTTAAGGTCTACGTTAGACGAGTTACGAATAAATGCATCTGTTACTCGTAGTGGCCTAAATGCGTATGATCCTGCTGGGCCTAGTGGGTATTTATTCTGGCCCACTACCATAGGGATAAGCATCTCTTCTACAGCCCAGACAAGAATACCTTTGGTCTGCCAGCTTTTAATTGCAATGTTCAACGCTTGGGTAGCGTTAGTGTAGTCAGCAGCAGAGGGTGTCTCTCCTGTACCATACACACCAATGAGACGGAACGCCGCCTCAATGACTTGATTAGTTGTTACTTGGAAATTAGAAACACCACTTGTGGGCATACTACACTATCCTTTTTTAAATTAACCGGGAGTAGGTACACCGGGAGATACTGGATTACCGTTTAAATCATAATCAATTGGTTGTGGTCTACCCCAAGGGAGAGCGAAGTTATCTTTAGCACCTCTAACAAAGTCTTGTGGGTGTCTAACTTCAAAATCATAATTACACACCATTAACCCATCCCATGTTTTACGTAGTTCATTTGATTTAAACTTACGTCCACACCTATCACAGAGTACATTGTACTTACCTTCTTTGTAGGTCGTGTGGCTCATCTTGTAGCCTCCGCAGCTATCTCCAACATTACGTCTGTTTCATCAGCAAGGAGATTCATTAGTTTAGTCATCACAACTCTACTACTTCCAACGAAGTCATTAGAATGGGTACTACCAACTAAGATACAACCTTCTGTATCTTTGTCTGTATTACCACTGTGAATACGTACACCAGTAAAGTTAGGTACGTCTGCAAGAAGTGGTAGGATCTTATCAAACTTCTTGGAGTACGTAAGAGAGATCTTATATGTACCCCAAGGAATAGCAGTTTGGCCTTTGATCTTTTCGCCACTAGGTCTAACTACATCCTCAAGAGTATAACAAAAGAACTTATCATTTACATAGAGAATACCAATAGTAGATTTCTCTGTAAACCATTTACGAGCTAGACGTAGTTGAAGCATCTATTTAACCCAGCCATGAGATTGCAAATATAAGTAGCCAGCTACACCTAATACACCAATGATATAGAGTAGTTTGGATACTATACTTTTACCTACTTCCCTATAAGCCATATCACTGATCTTTTTAAGGGCTTTCTCAGCAGCTTTTTCTGCAATGTCTTCTATCTGCTCTTCACTGAAAGTAACTGTATTTATTCTACGTTCAATATGAGCAGTCATTGCATCTTTACATTCTTCTATGTGTGCTGCTATTTTTGGATCAATCATCTACACAAGTCTCTTGTTGGGTTTAGTAAGGCTGCCGGGTTTGAACCGGATGTCGCGTAGGGTCATTTCAACTTCGTACTCATGACCTTGTTCGGGTGTTCCCAGGCCGCAGGAAATGCATCATTTCCGCTACGTTCCAGCCACCTACCTTTCCAAATTTCGGTTCCATCATTAGCGGTAAGGCTGATCGACATTTCCTTGGTTGGCAAAGTTCCATCCACGGTTATCTGAGTGAGGGACCACTGGGCGGGTGCGGTACTTGCCCAACCCCCATCCGCGACTTTTGTGGTCTGGTTGTTAAAAGTTTCCCCCACACCGACTCCATAATATTCCGTGAAGTTGGCATAGCCATTGAACGTGCCGTTGTGGATGGAGTACAGCATTTCAGATTTGTTGTTCGTAAACGCCGGGGCGTGGTGCTTGTAAACAACTGCGCGATGGTAGTCGCCATGGAGCAACACGGTGCAGCCCTTGTTTCCATTGGTCCACTCGTCATCCATCACATGGCTTGCAGGGGTGAAAGAACTGCTCTTTACGCTGATCGTTGAGCCGTTGTCAGCCCTGCATGTCGCCGCAACCGCCGCCGTCAACACTGCTGCCGTTGCCAGCATT